TTATGTTTCTTATATCTCCACTCATTTCTTTTTTCCCTTTCTTATTTCTTTTATTTCTTTTATTTCTTTTGCATGAATTAGATTATCAAATTGATGATCTTCTTTAGCTTGAGCTAAATCTTTTTTAAGTTGTTCTATTTCTTTTTTAGCTTTCTTCATTTCAGGAGAGTTCATTCCAATCCCTTTAACAATCGTCATTTCTCCCACCGCTTCATCTTTAACTCTTTTAAGTTTAAAATTTTCTTCTTCCAGTTCAGTAATCCTATTACCCAAGTGCTGAACTTTTTTTATTAGAACTTCATATCTATTTTTTAGATCAATCATTGTACCCATTTTCCTTTTCCATCCTTGCAATAGTGCAGCATGACTTGTTTTCCTTTATAAAAAATTCCTGTTTCTTCTTCATTAGTTTTAACTAGCTCCATCAGTTTATCGCCACAACTTTGTCCTTTTTGCAAAGAGACTGGTAGCTGCTGGATTGCTCCTGTGGTAAAATAAATAAACATAATTACAACTTTCATTTTAAAAAGGTGGTGGTTTCACACCACCCCATTAATGAAGTTAAGCCTGTTTAGGCTTACGTTCAACCAACTTATGTACGATACGACCATCTTCCTTTGTGTTAATCCACTCCGTTAGATTAATAGTATCTCCAGCTTTCATATCTTTACTTATTTTATATGAACCCCAAAATTTTTCTGGGTTTTCTTGATCTCTATTCAAGTAGCCTTCTCCTGCTTTTAATTCAAAAGCCATTAGTTCCTCCTTTGTTTAGTTATGTGTGTTCTAATAATAAGATTCATTTTATTGAGTGTTTTAAATTCATTAGTCTTGGCAAACGAATCCCACAAACCAGCCTTATGAATTAGTGTCTTGAGTTTCTCTACCTTAAAGCTCAAGGTCTTAAATTCCTTTTTATCAATTCCATTTTGGATGACTTCCAAACTGGTGCGAATAAAAAGGTTATCTATACTTTCATGTTTCCCATTTGTTTTAGGTTGTGCTTTAGGTACAGAATTATTTGAATAGTTCATTTTCTTTGAGATGTTTTCTTCATCAGGCATTTCAGAAATGGCATAGACATGACCATGCAATCCCACCAATTTTAAAACGCATCTATCAAATGCCCTTTTCTCTGCCATCGCTACTGGGTAAGCATTTTTAGAATTTCTTGGACTACATTCTCCATAAGAAAACTGATCCACTTTTCCTAACCTTGCATGACATTTAACAATTGCTGTGCTTTCATCTGCTTTGATGGTTTCATATTTAATAACTTGAACCCCAGCACTAGCTCCAATTTCTTCAATGTATCGGTGGTACATAATTTGTGTACCATGACAATCCCACAAGGCTTTAGCTGGTCTATATTATATTTAATTAAAATTCTTTGTACTTTTTCATCTATCATATTGTCCCTTCTTTCCCATCTACATCTTTTATTATTTCTTTTATTTCTTTTTCCTTTTCCTGATGATAAACTTCTTTAACTTTATCCTTTACCCATTTTTCTAATACTTCATTATTAATAATTCTTTTTATATCTTCGCTGCTAATACCATCTTGAACTTTATAAACCATCGTAGAACCCTTCCATTTTTTGCATATCTTCTTCCTGAATATGAGAAAGAAAAATATTATCCTTGCTTCTTTTAATTTCAGACCAGTCCACTCCAACCATACAAGCCAACTTTTTTATACTGCCGTCTGCCATCCTCAACATTTCTTGTCGTTGAATATTAATCTGAATAAATTTATTAAAATAATATTTCAATCCTTCCTGCGTTAGATCTTCACAGTTATGTTGATTGAAAAGTAGCACCCCATCTTCATCACAATAAAGAATGGCTGGTTGATATTCTTTTCCTAGATGTTGGGAATAAACGGACATCGCAATCAGGTGGGTAAATTGAGGAGACTTTAATTTGCTGGGCTTTCTGCTATTCCAAACTTCTTTTCCTTTATGTTTTTTTGCACTACTTAAATAAACAGTGGGAAATCTATTTTTATGTTCGGTAAATATTTTAAGAGGTTGGTTACGACAATCAATCGCACCTTCGGTGGCAAGATTTAAAGTTTGACCCATATACTTATCGTTGTACCAATTAGAAAAAGAAACTTCGACTTCCCAATCTTTCATGTAGTTGCCTGAAATTTCCATTAACATTTGCAGATGGTTTTCCACCATTTTTTTAATAATTTTTAAAATGAATTGTCCTTTAACCTTTTCCTTTTCAACAAAGGTAAAACTGTCCAACATTAATTTATATTGTTTTTCAACATCACCAATTTTCATTTTACCTGTTAAAATATTTTGAAAGTATTGATGAACTGCTGTGCCAGATTTGAATGAGATAGAGGGAGATTCAGGTTTAAAATTTAGATGGAGAGATAAAGGATATTTAATAAACCACATCCAATTACTCAATGCCGTTTGAGAGGGAGAGGTATTAACCTTTTTAAAATCTCCTTGCATAAACGCAAGGTCAGTAAATCTATCAAGTTCACTCATTGACAACATATTTACTATCAATAATTAGTAAAGTCAAACATTGATTAATATATTTTTATAGGGTAAAAACCTTAAATGCTCCCAGATGCCGTTTACTACAAAAGAGAGAAAATCAAGATAAGGTGGATGGGCAGAAAGGAATCACAAGACCTAGATTGTGTCGGAATGTTCGTACCAGCCGATAATGAAATTTTAATCTATAAAAATCAGTCCATGAAAAATGTCCTCATAACCTTTCTACATGAGCTTTACCACCTGTTGTGTACAAAAGACAATATTAATGTAGGCAAATGTGGCGAAGAAAAGTTAGTAGATAAATTAAGTGAGAGTTTTGTTAGATTATTAATCCACAATCCCAAGTTGTTAGGAGTTTTTCAAAAGTTTTTAAAATGAATAAGATTACTTTAAAGTGGGAAGAGATTTTAGCTGGTGCAACGACTGGCCTGACTAGAGAAATTGAAAGCCTACGACAAGGGATCGCATGGGGACACAATGCAAACTTCAACCAGTATGAGAAATGGGGAATGACTATTAGTGGTGCGTTAGCCGAAATGAGTTTGGCAAAAATGTGTGAAACTTATTTTAGCCATAGTGTTAATAATTTTCATGGATCAGATTTAACTATCAATGGTAAGTCTGTCCAAGTTCGGTCACAATTAATGTCAAAAAAAACACACAGTTTAATCGTAAGACAAAATAAAAAAAAGGATGACTATTATTTTCTGATGCTGGATGAGTTCCCCACCTACTATTGTGCTGGATATGTAGCTCCAGAGAATGTGTCAAGAATAGGGCAATGGACAAATTTTGGACACAATTCAAGACCCTATGTTTGGTCTATAGAAAAGGATAAACTAACCCCTTTAGAAAAGTTTAAATATGAAAGATAAAATTAACATTAAAATGTTCAAGCCTTTTGGCTCAACAATTTCCGAACAAACTTTGCCTGACAATTTAATCAAGGATTTTTTAGCCGACCTTAAAATGATTAGGGGTTTATCTCCTGAAGAAAGACAACGATATTCATTTGCTCACAAATTGGTGGGTTCAGTTGATTCAGAATACATGGTTACACCAGAAGTTTTATTAAAACATAAACATTCTTTCTTTGATGTTTGCATAGCTGAATATTGCCAGACTATCTATCCTGATTTTAAAGCAAAACGTATTGTGATTAATTCTTGTTGGTTTGTAGTACAGAAAATAAACCAATTCAATTCCATCCATCAACATACAAACCATACTGCCTTTGAACAAAAGCATCCTCAACTTTCTTGCGTAGGTTATTTGCAGCTTCCAAAATTTAAATCTTTAGAATGTGCGAAGCCCCACCATGATATTTCAAATTCGATTGAATTTTTTGAGGGTTCTGAGAATTACTTTTCTTTTTCCTCATACCGAAAAAATCCAGTTGAAAAAATGTACTTAATTTTTCCAAGTCATCTTGCTCATTTTGTAGCACCTTTTAATAGTCCTGATCCTGATGCTGAACGGATTAGTTTTAGCTTTAATGCCGTTGTGGAATTTACTAAAGCAAATGGTAAGGAACATTAAAATGTTTTGGCTTATTATTTTTATAAAAATGCAATGGAAAAAAATTAAAAAGGTTTAATGAGAATTGATCAACTTTTTCCTCAACCTCTTTATTTTTCTAAGCTTGAAAGAGGACTCACCAAAGAAGAACTAAGGGAGATTAATAGACATAAAGCGAAGACTTATAAAAACTCAGGTAATATAACTTCTGACGATACTTATGTTTTAGAAAATAAAGCATTAAAAAATCTTAAAAAACATCTACATACAAAGGTTATGAATTATTTTGATAAAATTGTTTGCCCCAATAATTCTATTACCCCTTATATTACTCAATCTTGGATTAACTATACAAAGAATAATCAATTTCATCATAGACATTCTCATGCTAATTCCTATGTTTCAGGAGTTTTTTATATTGATGCTCAAAAGGAAGTTGATTCTATTACATTTTATAAGCCCAACACAGATGAGACAATCAAACTAAATACAAATAAATATAATATGTTTAACGCCACTAGTTTTAAGTTTCCAGTTGAAACAGGAAATATATTTCTTTTTCGATCTTCTCTAGTTCATGGGGTAGATAAGAAAAAAGGTAATAATATACGCACTAGTTTATCTTTTAATGTCTTCTTCAAAGGTACGATTGGAAATAAAGAAGATTTAGCCGAACTGATTATTTAATAAATTAAATGTTTTGGCTTTTACTCCTAATTATAATTTGTGGCTACCTGATTGCCATGAGAAAGGAAATTATTATTTATTTTAAAATGTTATGGGAAAAACTAAAGGCTTTTTAAAAGTTGAGCATGAATTATTAGACAACACAGTTCTTAAACCTGGTGAGAAATGCCTGTTAATGCTCCTTAGAAGGCTCAGGACTGCTCCTCATGGCTGTTGCCCTAGTCATTCTTACTTAAAAAAAAGATTGGCTATTAAGCACCGCAAAACCCTTTTAAAGCATTTAGACCGATTGGCTATGTTTGGGTATATTTGTTGGCGGAATAGAGGCAAGAATTTGACCAATGAATATTTATTCAGGGATGATCCTGACTTTGAAAGAAGTTATCTGAACAATCTCAAGTTGCGTTCCATTATGAGTAGAAAGCAAAAGGAAAAATACCATCAAAGGTTGTTGCAACAAGGAGTTGAAAGTAGGAAAGTTAAGTTGATTAAATAAGGGGAACTTGCTATCATTCCCCTTACTTTTTTAATTAGTCAGCAGCTTTGCCATCAACTTGAATTTGATGGGCTTGTTCATGTGCTAACTTATCAGCTTTTTTAGTTCTACTTCTTCTAATCTTTTTATAAAAAAGTGAACTTGG